GGCAAGAACCTACATTCAGAGTCTTGGAGGTTTTGAGAAATTTGCAGAATGGGGGTTGGTGTGATGGCTACGAAAACAACGACAGAGTTTCAGCTGGTAGCTACAAGCAAGCTGATCCCTTATATCAATAATGCAAGAACACATTCCCCAGAACAGGTCAATAAACTGAGAGCATCGCTCCGAGAGTTTGGTTTCATCAATCCGGTTATTATCGACAGGGACTATAACATCATTGCCGGACATGGCAGAGTGATGGCAGCAAAGGAAGAGCAGATTTCAGAAGTACCGTGTGTACTGGTAGATCATCTGACCGAAGCACAGAAGAAAGCCTACATCCTGGCAGACAACCGAATGGCAATGGATGCCGGATGGGATGAACAGCTTCTGCGAGTCGAGATCGAAGCATTGCAGGGAATGGACTTTGATGTTTCTCTCACAGGGTTTGACGATACAGAGATCGCAGACCTCTTTGCGGAGGAGAAGGATGCCAAGGAAGATGACTTCGATGTAGAAGAGGAACTGGCACAGCCGTGCTTTTCTAAGACCGGAGATATCTGGCATCTTGGAAAGCACCGTGTTATTTGCGGAGACTCTACAGATAAGACAACCTACGAGAAGTTGATTGAAGATGCGAGAGTGAATCTTGTTTGCACGGATCCTCCGTACATGGTGGCCCTCAACAATGCCTCCGGTACGATTGCCAATGATAATCTGAATGACAAGGATGCCTATGAGTTCCTGCTCAAAGCATTTCAGTGCCTGCATGAAGCGATGGCAAAGGATGCCTCCATCTATGTATTCTACGCTACCATGAAGGCTCGTCTTTTCTATGATGCCTATGAGGATGCCGGATTTAAAGTCGGTGCAGGACTCATTTGGAAGAAACCGAGGGCACCACTCATGCGTACCGACTGGAAGTTCAACATGGAACCGATTATCTGGGGATGGAGAAAAGACGGCAAGCATATCTGGTATGGAGATCAGAAACAGAAAGCAGTCTTTGAATTTGACGGTATCAAAAATTCTAAGGCAGATGGTTTCGGTCATCCTTCCAGTAAGCCGGTTCCGCTGATTGCCTATCTGGTCAAGCAGTGTACACAGACCAACGGCATTGTGTTGGATGCCTTCCTCGGATCGGCATCCACTCTCATTGCCTGTGATCAGATCGACCGCATTTGTTACGGCATTGAGTTGGAACCGAAATATGTGGATGTGGCGGTTAAACGTTACATGAGCGGTCACGAGGATAGAGCTGACAATATCTATGTCATTCGTGACGGCAAACAGCTCACCTACGAAGAGGCACTTGCCACTATGGAGGTGGAGCATGAATAAACTGACACTTGGCAGTCTCTTTGACGGCAGTGGCGGATTTCCTTTAGGCGGCTTGATTTCCGGGATTACCCCTGTGTGGGCATCGGAGGTCGAGCCGTTTCCTGTTCGTGTCACAACAAAGCGTCTGCCTTTTATGAAACATTACGGAGATGTGTCAGTGCTAAATGGCGCAGACCTTCCTCCGGTTGATATCATCACATTTGGAAGTCCCTGTCAGGATATGAGTATTGCCGGGAAGCGGAGCGGTCTGGACGGCAGCCGTTCTTCCTTATTCTACGAGGCAGTCCGAATCGTGAAAGAAATGAGGTGTGCAACTAATGGAAGGTATCCAAGATTTATCGTTTGGGAAAACGTGCCCGGAGCATTCTCCTCCAACAAAGGAGAAGATTTCCGATGCGTCCTCGAAGAAATTTGCAAAGTCAAAGATCCAGACTTTTCAGTTCCTGCATCCGGGAAATGGTCAAACGCAGGAGAGATCCTGGGAAAAGATTTCTCAGTTGCCTGGAGACTCTTCGATGCACAGTTTTGGGGAGTTCCCCAACGAAGAAAACGTATCTACCTTGTCGCAGATTTTGCTGACAGGAGTGCCGGAAAAATACTATTTGAGTCAGAAGGCCTGTCAGGGTATTCTCCGCAGGGCTTCCGCTCGTGGCAAACAGCTGCCGGAAATTCTCCGAAAGGCTCTGGAAAAACAGGCTGTCTCTGCCTGAATGATCAGGGCGGAGAGCGCATGGATGTGACAGAGGATGTCACTTGCACCTTGCGTGCAGAAAGCCATCATCCTCCAATTGTTCCGGTGGAAAATCATCCGACTGACAGCAGGATTCGTATTGCAGAGGATGGTGTGGTACAGACGCTGACAGAGCGGATGGGAACCGGCGGAGGGAACGTTCCGCTGATTATGCAGAGACCAAAGACACTGAAAATCCGTAGCGGATGTGAAGGCGGTGGAAAGGGGGCTCTGGTGCAGGAAGACTTGTCCGCTACCCTCGGAACGCATAACGATCAGACCTTGTTTGTTCCGAAGGCTTACGGCATCTGCGCCAAGGCAAGCCACTCGATGCAGTCGGATAATCCGCACAGCGGATTTTACGAAGCGGACACTTCCCGTTGTTTGGATGCCAATGGCGGCAATCCCAACTGCAATCAAGGAGGGATTGCTGTGGTGGCTGTGCAGGGATCGATGATCGGAAGGTCTGATAAGAATGGTCCGCAGGGCAGCGGTATCGGAGAGGATGTCTCGTTTACTTTGAATACAGCAGACAGACATGCGGTAGCCTTCTGTGAAAAAGCTGCGACTCTCTCAGCAAATGACGGACCGAAAGGGCCATCCAGTCAGCAGCTGAAGAATCCAGAGTCAAATTTTGTTTGCGAGAAAGGTAAGAGCGAAGAAACACATTATTCTTCCAGTAAAGCCTCATTCTTTACCTATGCGGAGGAAGAACTGGCAAATACACTGGTTGCTACAGATTACAAAGATCCTCCAATCGTAAATGATGAAGACGAGACAGAGTATATCGTACGCAGACTGACTCCGACCGAATGCGCAAGACTGCAGGGATTTCCGGATTGGTGGTGTGCTGACCTTGGAACAGAAGAACCGTCTGCAGAGGAGATTGCATGGTGGGGCGAAGTATTCGAGACACATCGAAGAATCAACAATCCGTCGGGCAAGGCAAAGACAGAGAAACAGATCATCAAATGGCTGAAAAATCCCCATTCCGACTCCGCAGAATATAAGATGTGGGGCAACGGCGTGGCTCTTCCCAACGTGGTATTTGTTCTCTCCGGCATTGTGTACTTCTCACAGAGATCGGCTCAGATTTGAGCCGATTATTCTGCAGAGAATATCACAGATACAAGTTGCTATTATCTGCAGACAGAGTGATTAATGCAGTACCACGAAGAAAGGATGGTACTTATTATGAGATACGAATTTCACAGAACAGGCACAGAGAGAAAACCGCTGGTTGCAGCCATTGCAGAGATCACCGGAACAGAGGCGAAATACCTCAAAGTTCCGACTTGCAATTACCAGATCGGAGATATCATTGTCGACAAGGAAGGTGTAGTCGAGATTCCGGATTTTATTTTTCCAAGGATACGACTGAATTGCTCCGACAGCTTGCCGACAGAGGCTTTGTGCCGGAGAACATGGAAACGGCCGAAGAAGAAAACGAAGAGCCGGAAGAAACGCCAGAGAGCGAAAACGTGGCACTTACGGTGGCGATTCCGCTCGATAAGGTCAAGGTCGGAAACCTCACAAACCTTCTGGAAGCGAAAGGTTATTTGATTAAGAAGGCTTTAGGAATCGAGGACATCCGCATTGAACTGGATGAGGAAAAGGTTTCCTTCCCTTGGTTTACTCAATTGCCGGATGCAGAAAAACTCAAAGCTTACCAGAATTTCATCGCAGCCCTTTGCCGAATGAGCCTGGAGCAGAAGAGAATCAATGCCACCGAGAAGAAAGCGGAAAATGAAAAATACGCATTCCGGTGTTTCCTTTTAAGACTTGGCTTTATCGGAGAAGCGTACAAGCAGGACAGAAAGATCCTTCTGAAGAACTTAAACGGCTCATCCGCTTTCAAAGCCGGAGCAAAGAAGACTTACCGTGTGGAACTGGACGATGACAATTTTAAGACCTTCAAGGCAAAGGATGACTTGGAGGCACAGATCATTGCCGACCGAATTGCAGAAGAATACGGCAGTGAATTTTGCGACGTGATGGAGGAGGAAGCATGATGAGATTTCCGAGTAAAGAGATTGTGGACAGGGTACGGAGAGAGTACCCTGCCGGATGCCGAGTAGAACTTCGCAAGATGAATGATGTACAAGCACCTCCGATTGGAACCAAGGGAACTGTCATTGCAGTGGATGATTGTGCAAGTTTGATCGTTGCGTGGGATAACGGCAGCGGATTGAACGTGGTCTACGGAGAAGATTATGCGGTGAAGATTTCCGAATAATTACACAATGTACCTATTACTTCTTTGTGTACTATATGTTGTGGAAATGACTTGCTATTATGTGCTTTTAGCGGCATATATAGTACTACCGAAAGGAAAAACAACCACACAAGGAGGAACACACAATGAAGGAAATCAAGAGATTCGAGGACATCATCGCAAGAACAGCCGCAGGCGAAAAGGTCGGCAAGGACGAAACCAACTACACCATGTTCTGGGCTTACAAAATCCAAAAGGAAACAGGCAACGAGCTGTTGGACTTCCCGGAGATCATTTGGGAATACGACATCGAGCCAATCGCTCAGATCTTAAAGGAAGAAGGCATCAAGGCGTTCACCATTTCCTGCGCAGCCACAAGCCTGATGGAAACCTTAGCCGGATTTGACAAGCTGGGGATTACGATGGCAGGGATGACAACAGTAAAAGCCAGATACCTGAATTGGCAGACACAGACAAACGACATCATTCCGGCGATCCGGATGATCGTAAAATAAGCAAACCTTCCCACCAGAAGGAAGCAGGCCAAACGGCCTGTTTTCCTCGTACTTCCGACTCAAATATACACACATTTTTTCTCCAATATTTGTGTAGTTTATGGCTCTGAATTGACTTGATATATATCGGTATCAGAGCGAATATGTACCTACCGAAGGGAAAACAAACCACACAAGGAGGAAAACACAATGGCAAACGGATGGAAACAGGGAATCATCGGAGTTCCGAAAAAGGACGGAGAATACAAAAAGGTACAGTATTGGGTGAAAGCCTACGAAGAGCCGAGCGAAGACTACGGCATTAACGGCGGGAAGATCAGCAAGCTGAGCCTCAAGATGGATGGCGAATGGATCGCCAACTATGACAGGGGCTGGGACATCCGCCCAACCTGCGAGGAGGCAGAAATCGCCCTTTGCATTCTCTTAAACGACCACAACTAACCTCCTGAGAAAAAACTCAGGCAGGACGGTCCCTTAAAAGGGCTGTTCCTCGTTACACGAAAATTATGACGAAGTCGCACCAATTCGGTGACGGCTTATTTTATTGCGATTTTGGAGGTGAGCCTTTGAAAAAACTGAAGAAATACAAGCCAACGAAATATATGGCAAAGGGCTCCCATTACGATAAGGAGAGCGCCGATTTTGCGGTAGCCTTCATCGAGGAGCTTTGCCATACGAAGGGCACATGGGCAGGGAAGAAGTTCCAGCTTCTCGACTGGCAGGAGCAGATCATCCGGGATGTTTTCGGAACACTGAAGCCAAACGGATACCGTCAGTTCAATACCGCCTACATCGAGATCCCAAAGAAGAACGGGAAATCAGAACTGGCAGCTGCCGTGGCTCTTCTTCTCCTCTGCGGAGATGGAGAGCAAAGAGCAGAAATCTACGGATGTGCTGCTGACCGAAATCAGGCAAAAATCGTCTACGATGTGGCAGCCGATATGGTGCGGTTTTGTCCAGCATTGGAGAAGAGAGTCAAGATTCTGGAGTCAGCCAAGAAGCTGATCTACCTTCCGACCAACTCTACTTACCAAGTGCTCTCAGCGGATGTGGCCAACAAGCACGGATTCAATACCCACGGGGTAATTTTTGATGAGCTGCACACTCAGCCAAACCGGAAACTCTATGATGTTATGGTGCAGGGTTCCGGTGATGCGAGGATGCAGCCATTGTATTTTCTCATTACCACAGCCGGAAACAATACCGAGAGCATCTGCTATGAAGTGCATCAGAAAGCACTGGATATCATGTCCGGCAGAAAGAACGATCCGACCTTCTATCCGGTCATTTATGGTGTTGGCACAGAGGAGGACTGGACTGATCCGAAAGTGTGGAAGAAAGCGAATCCGTCCCTTGGTGAGACGATTGGAATCGACAAGGTAAAGGCGGCCTGTGAGTCAGCAAAACAGAATCCGGGAGAAGAGAACTCCTTTAGGCAGCTACGACTCAATCAGTGGGTGAAACAGTCCATCCGTTGGATGCCGATGGACAAGTGGGATGCCTGTGCATTTCCGGTACGACCAGAGGACTTGGAAGGCCGTGTCTGCTATGGAGGTCTCGACCTCTCCAGTACAACAGACCTTACTTCCTTCTGTCTGGTGTTCCCACCGGAGGATGAGGAAGAACCATACTACGTGCTTCCTTACTTCTGGCTTCCGGAAGAAACGTTGGATCTTCGAGTGAGAAGAGATCATGTTCCCTATGATACATGGGAGAGACAAGGATTCATCCAGACCACAGAGGGAAACGTGGTACATTACGGTTTTATCGAAAAATTCATCGAGCAGCTCGGTGAAATCTATAACATCCGTGAGATTGCCTTCGACCGTTGGGGCGCGGTACAGATGGTGCAGAACCTTGAGGGGATGGGATTTACCGTTGTCCCCATGGGACAGGGATTTGCCAGTATGTCTCCTCCAACCAAGGAATTGATGAAGCTGACACTGGAGAAGAAAATCGCCCATGGCGGGCATCCGGTTCTTCGGTGGAACATGGACAACATCTTCATCCGCACCGATCCTGCCGGAAATATCAAGGCGGACAAGGCAAAGAGTACGGAGAAGATTGACGGTGCGATTGCCTGCATCATGGCTTTGGATAGAGCCATTCGGTGTGGCAATGATACAAGCGAGAGCGTCTACGACAGTCGTGGACTCATCGTATTTTAGCAGAAAGGTTGGTGATCCTAATGGGAATCTTAAGCGGAATCTTTCGGAGCAGAGATGCTCCCACAAATAGAACGGCCGGCAGTGCTTACAGCTTCTTCCTGGGGCAGAGCAGTTCCGGTAAGCGAGTGAATGAGCGAACAGCCATGCAGATGACGGCGGTGTACTCTTGTGTTCGAATCCTCTCTGAAGCCATCGCAAGCCTTCCGGTACATGTGTACCGTTATAACGAGAACGGTGGGAAAGGAGAAAGCACTGGATCACCCGCTGTATCATCTTTTGCATGATGAGCCGATCCAGAGATGACATCCTTTGCCTTCCGAGAAACACTGATGACACATCTGACGCTGTTTGGCAATGGCTACGCACAGATCATCCGATACGGCAAAGGAGGGTGATTGCGTTGTATCCACTGATGCCGGATCGCATGACGGTGGATCGAGATGATAAAGGACAGCTTTACTATGAATACAACACCTCAGCCGATGATGCCAAGACGATG